AGCATAGCTGTTGCTTTGCTCAATCCTCTCAAGTTTGCACCATTAAGTTGCCTAACATCCAAGCCATAAGCTTTCCCTTGAGGCATGAAATATGTATAGAATGTCCCTTGCTTTAAAGCTTTGAAACCATGCGCAAGACTCCATCCTGCAGTTGTTGCAGGTGTAACACTTTTGTCGCAGTATGTAGCTATTTCCATTGCCATGCATGTAGGTCCACAACCACTGTTCCCTATTGTTGCTATTGAGGTTATACCTCCAAGTGTCACAGTATCATCATTTGACTCTGCATACTTGAGGCCTTTCCACCGTCTATCTGTCTGTAGATAGCTTACTGGTTTGATCATCATGTCCACTTCCTTTGTTTTCGTTGCTTTGCTTAGGAGATGAATACGTAAATGGCGTGATGCAACGATGTTTATTTCATCTACGTATTAACCTATGTTGCGTTAAATATCCTTTGCGAATGTTGCTGTTTTGGTAGGATCATCCCAAGCTACATTGATCCCAAATGGTTCAGCTAATGCTCTTGAAGGAGTCATTATTCGATGTGTAATCGTATCATAAATAGCAGGTTGGTCAATTGGCTTAACAACACCATCAACTAGCATTGTCTTGCTACCTACAGTTATTTTAACCTCTGTCTTCGTCCCCATTACTGGCACCCCCCATCCTGACTCAATATCAAAGCCCACGGCTAAGATGTCCTTGCAATGCGCTTTGAAATACTGCTTAACTTCATCTTGTGTAATCCCTGGATATTTGCACCTAAGCTTGCCTGCCATTCCAAGCAGGAATGGACTCGCAAAGCTTGTTCCCGCCTGAAATCCGGTAAACATTGTAAAATCAATGTTTTTACCGATACTGTTATTGCTAAATGCAGGAATGCCGTTTTTGTCAAAATGACACCCAGTTGCCATTATACAGGCTCCGTTATATTTTTGCCGTGTCGGAAGACTGTTGTCGTTTCCTGCGGCACCCGTCATGATAAGGTTGTATTTTGCAATCTTATCTTTCATGTACAACGCTTCCGGAAGAATGGTATCTCCATTTCCACCCGTAGTCGAATTGTTGATCAGCGTAACGTTGTACTTTTTGATAAAGTCATCAAAAGGCAGCGTTTCTCTAGTTTCTTTACATGTGATTGATACACTTTCGATTGCGCCGGCGTTTTTGACATACCCAATTTCTCCAGACCTTATAGCAGCTTTCGGCAAAATTGTCTGAATGATGTCTTTTACATTTTCAGTATGACTCGTATCTACATCGTCGCAAAATATAGAAAGCCCTTCGCCGTCGTATTTGTCCCATAAAGGAAGATTAACATACGTTCTTTGTGCTATGCAATCTTTGTCCCATGCAAACATTCCCATCTCTATTCCTCACTTGCTACATAAGCTTCGCCTGTAATCTCTTCGTATTGTTCGGTTGTAAGCTTATTACCAACAACCCATACTTTTAGTTGGTCTTTTGTTGCGCCTAGCTTAAATGCCCTCTTGCATTTTTCAAGATCCGTCATCATAGCACCCCTTTCTCAATAAGTTGAGTCTCTAGATCAAACTGTGACAATTCAACTGTCTTTCTTTCTGTTTGTTCATTAATCAATTCTGTTTCAAGATTGAAGTTGTCAAGCTGAAACTGTTCTTCCATTGTTTGCATAGTTTACCCTCCCTTATGCTTCCATGCTAATATATGAAATGTAACCATTCGACCAATAGGAGTCTCCTATTGTCAAGGGAGATAATCTATAATAGAGGTCTCTCTTAGAAGGTAGTAAAGTTGCAATCGTGAACGTCCCTCCTCCAGGCTGTATTGCTCCACAAAGTGCTGAAGTGCGATTATCACCAACCCATCCTTGTAGCGCATAGCACTTTTTAGATAATGTAGCTGAAAAATAGGAGCTACCATTTCTAGTATTAGTGAATGTTAATGCTATAGTTAGCATATATGCTTTTGCGGTTGCATTATTAAGAATTATAATCGATGCTGCTGTACTATCCCACAAAGCTGTTTTTATTCCATAATTTACGAATACATTAGCCATGTAAGCGGCATTATTGCACATTTTAGTAACAATATTTGAGCTTGCCGCAAATATGTTAGATGCAGATGTTGATGCATTAATAGCTGTAGTGATTGCTGGAATCTCTAAAATCATAGTAGAAGCAATCGAATTATTCACTAATGTTGTAGTTAACGCTGAATCTGAAAAAATACTACTTAGTGTTGAATAATTATCTGGATTTGCTCCTCCTATAATAGCTAGCGTTTTAGCCATCAATGAGCTACTTGCGATGGCATTATTGTAAAGTCCCAAAGCAAATGGACTTAATCTTATCAAAGGTACAATATAAGTAAAGTCTGAGAATAACTCAACCAACGAGGCAACGTCATTAAGGCAATCATATAATGATCCTTTTACACATAGATGCGTAAAAGGATAGGTAGAAGAACTTAGTCCATTAAACCAAGCGTACATTGCAAGTTGCCTGCCAATATTTAGGATATTACTTTCATTATTTTTTCCAAAAGCAGCATCAAGACTATTTACATTCACATTAGCGCAAAAAGCCATATACGAAGCTATGCATGCATCATCTCTTACCTTTAAAACCGCTGCATCTACATTATCATTCGGGGCTGTAAGTCCTAGCAAAGTAGCTGTTGCTGCTTCAAGCTTCTGATACAAGGCCTTCTGATACGTGTTTTTGATTTGAGTCACCACTGTAGCTGGTGTAGCATCAACACAGTCAGCACTTAAAGTATCTACAATTGTCTGTGCTATAGCATAAGCCATACAAGATACTTGATAGAATAACTTATTGTGAAGTATGCTCTTTGCTTGCCCGGGTACTAGCCCATCTGCCCTTTGTCCATCTGTTGAGTAAGTAGTATCATCCTCAATGTTTGTTTTGCTTTGATCGAAAATAAGAAACTTATTATTCGCCATCTCTCTTCACCTTCCTCTTCTTTTATACTGTAGCAGGCCAGTAGCCTACATCATAACCTGCAAAATAAGTTGTACCATCTACGATAAAAGGTTCCATGTCATATGCAAAGATAGGATGTGTTACAACCGTAAAAGACATACTCACACCTGCTGACTTAGGAACTAGCATATTATTGTTTAGCAACTCAAGTTGTAGATCTGTAAGACCCATCATTACCATAACGTTAACTGACATATCGTTGTAATCTGTAATCAAAATTGGATTAAGCGGAAACATCCTATCCCATATTGAATAGAACTGCCCAATAGATCCATCCCAGTAGTTCTTTAGTATGGCACCAAGTAGCACAATATAGAAGTCATCATCATCAAGCCTTCCTGCACTTTCACTTGAATTGAATTGTAATATCCTACTAGTGTTTAAGATATGCCCTAATGCGTCCTGTTGTGCTCCCTCTGCTGAGATCAAAGCAAAACTGTCATCAAAAGTATTTAAGCAATCATCAATATCTTGGATTATATCAAGATGTGCTGTAATGAAATTGATATAGTTTGGTTTGTCGCTATGCTCAGAAGTTATTGCTTTTAAATAATCAGATACAGCCATCTTACACCTCCTAAGCTACTGTAATTGTTATGTTAGTCGTTGTTGCTAACAAATTCTGGAAGTCAGTCAACGTAAGCACTGATGCTTGAGTATTAACAGTCAATGCCGTAATATAGAAAGGCGACGTATCATAGCCTACTGTTGCTGCTAAGATAGGAGCATAGAGATTTGAAACATAGAAGTCATCGCCTATTTTGCAAGTATTAATATATGCAACTATATTTGCCTTGATAGCATCTATGATCACAGCGTTATATGAAGCAAGCGCTGTAATGTGTAATACAACAATAGCTGCAACATCAGTAGGCCTTTGAAAATGTATTGTATTCACCTGCCCATACTGTCCAGATACAGTAACTGAAGTACTGCCATACGTTGCACATCCAATAGTCTTCTTGTTGTAGATAAGATCACCAATCTCTTGGTCTGTACCATCTTTTACAACCAAAGTAATACTATGTGCAGGGTACACTCCGACCATACCTGCTGTGTCATTCTCATATGCTATTGCTTTTGTTACATCGTCAAGGTCAAGTATTGCAGATAAGATAGCATCAAGAGGAGTTGTTGCTGCAATTGAAGCTGATATACTTTGCCTAACTCTAAGACTGCTATCACTCTCATCAGCTGCGCCAAGCGTTGCTAATGCTGTATTGACTACTAAAGTCCAGCCTACAACTGGTGTTACAATCTGATTTACGCCACCAAGCGTTGTTTGTACTTGACCGGCAGTAATACACGTTGCAACAACATTGATCGTCCCACCCGTAGGAATTATGACCTCAGTAGGAAGTCTCCATCGTGTTGCATTGTCATCCTGTGCTATGCCATTATCAATTACTGTTCCTGCAACACCTGTAATAGTCAAAGGAACAGAGCTATATGAAGATCCATTCCTGTCGATACCATTCAATGCAACCAACCTATCAAGTCCCGTCCCTACTGCTGTTATGGGATTAGCATTGTTATAAGCCAACAAAATACCCTGATTTGCATCATAGAGCATCAAAGCAAATGTGCTGATAAACTGGTAGTCTTGGCTATCCTCTTCCAAGTAAATATCTGCACCATAAATAGCCTTGACCTTTGTTATTAACTCATCTCTTATGTCTAGATATGATGGCAAATGTAAGCCAGCACTATCTATAAAAGGCGCCGTATAACTCATATCTATACTCCTAACTCAAATGTCTGGTTTGTTAAGGTCCCATACACTGTTTCAATTGAAATTGTGATTGTAAATGTATTTTTGTAAAGATCAAATGCACTTGTATAGCTTGAAAGGCTGATTGTGCCTACTGTACTAAGGATTCGTTCTTTGATCAACATGTCAACTGATTGTTTGCCTGCATCAGTCATTCTTTGCCCTAACATACTTTGGAATAATGGCGTACCTGCATCTTGATCCTCCCACCATTCCTCATACAGAAATAAAAGATTAGTCTGTATTGCTTGTGCAACAGCATTAATGTCTGTTAGGAAATTATAGGAAGATTGGCCAAATAGCATGTCACCATTTGCGTCTAATCCTCTATACTTCATGATTCCTCCTTATGCCGGTATGAAGCTCTCAATGTATGCATCAAGCGCCATACCATTTATTTTTGTTGCGCCTATTAAATTGACGCCTGTACTACTTACTTCAACTCCATTGCCTGATGCTTCATGTTTTAGACAAGCTTTAGTTGTGCTGAATGTTGCTGGTTTTTTAACTTGACTCCAAGTGCCTAAGATAGCAAATGCATCGCTAAGATCATGACGCCTTACTTCTTCTTGATTTTGCACGCCTCCTGATGACCACCAACTGTTGATACACATATCAGCAAATATTACCAGACATTCATCACCAATACTTATCGGCATTGTCAAGCTATAGCCACCACTCCTGGGCATTACTAAGGGTACATCAAGCAAAACAGGAAGTTTTGTTAGCGTGATATTATTCTCATCATCTTTAACGTTTTCCATAATTGCAGGTTGCACGCTTACAGTCTGTGTAGCTTCATCAAATGCTGTGATTATTCCTGGGATAGCAACACGTAAGCCAATAGACGTGCTATCAACGATGTTTTGATTCGTAATAATTTGTGACCCTTTTGCCACTTTTAAAGTGAATATTGACCTACCTGACATAAGCTACCTCCTAAGTTACAGATCCAGTTACAGGATTTTTGAGTATTGATGGGAATGCACCAGACTGAGTAATTGTTGTAAGATTGCAATACCATTCAGTGCCTCTTGTGTCACCCTCATACTCTACCTCTATGATCCTGTATATCCCATTCTGTTCTATTTCATTGTATTGTACATTACCCAGCTGATATTGTCTCTCCACGATGTTTGTTTTATCAATGCGGATTAACATATTGCATTTAAGTTGTGGGTTCAGTAACGTTGTGACCTCAATGCCATATTCGGTCTGAGTTGGTGCACCTATCATGCCACTATCATAGTCAATACTTAAGATCTGACCAGCAGGAACATCAGTAAGCTGTGTTAAGCAGATGCCGCCATCATTGATGTAATATAGTGCATTCTTTGATTTAGCCATTTGCTTTACGAAATCATTTGCCTTGCCAAAAACAACTTTTCCTCTTGTGTACTTTGTAGTTGCATAATCTTCTGAAATTGAGTTGATTGATATGGGATTTTTTGCTTTGCTTGCTATTGAAACAACAGCATCCCTCATTGTCTTCCCTTTGTCAATAGTTAAGTTTGCAAACTCTGAACTTAAAAACTGTTCCGAATCAACAGCAATTAACTGCAATACATAGTCAACTCCATTTTCTTTACTTCGTATCGGTTGTACAATGTTTCCTGTGAATACAACCCCATAATTCAGGCCTTCATATCCTGCCTCAACAATAACATACTTTCCATGCATGATGATTTCATTCTCTGTTGCAGGCGATAGATTGTAAATCGTGATTGTTGAAATTGCATATTCTTCTATCATTGTTCTTTTGCACTTGAATGTGCAATGTAGGTCTGAGATGTCAAGCGATGTGCCATCTGTATTCTCAATTATAATTTTGTACTGCCTGCCAAACATCTGACCATATGACTGGATTGTCTTTTTGTCAACCGTGTAATCTGTATAAGGGAAGTAAACTCCACTTGCAAAGCCTACTGGGTTTGTAGCGTCATTTGACGTATTTTCAGGCGTTGTCTGTTTCACAACTGTAGACTTACCTGTAAGCAATAGATAATTCTTAGGATCAACCGAGTAAATAGGTTTACCATTCTTTCTTAACCAGAAGTTTGAATAGCTACAAATTCTGATCTCAAAATGAAGATGAGCCCCAAATGAATGACCTGTATTATCCATTAAACCTATGATCTGGCCTGCATGGATAACGTCATTCTCTCTAACATAAGCTACCTCTAGATGGCAATACATCGTACAATATCCGTCATGCGCAAGTACAATATGCCAACCTAACTGGTCAGCATCATAACCAACATATGCGCAAATTGCTGTATCAACGGCATATATCTTATCTCCACTTACGCCCGGCTTTAAAGCTCCAATGTCTTGCCCAGAATGAAATGCACCACTTCTCCAACCATAGTTTGATGTGTATCTTGTTGAATCACATGGGTTAACTAGAAGTCTAACTGTCATTAATTATCACCCCAGACTATGCTATAATCTGTAGAGATTGTATTATAACTCGGACTATCTTCAGTCGTGTTTACTGTTTTGATGACGAATAAACTTCCTATCTGCATATAAGCCATTTGCCTAAAAATATCAGCATTGCCATCAGCATTGCCAAAGCTCAGCAAAGGCACATTGCTCAATAGCATGGCGTTTGTATTAAAGTCAGAAATATCCATCGTCCAATAACCAAGTTTGTCTCTGTATACGCAATTAATCAAGTACGTTGAGTTGATACCATTAACTTCAACTGTGACAGTGAATGTTTGGTTTGGCTGACTTTGAATAGGTATCGTATTGTTCATTTATCTGTCACTCCTCTCTACTACTTCTTCTTAGTTGTTCCATTCTTTTGCAATGCTTGAAAGTTTCCAAAGCTTACTGACGAAACTGTACCTTTTGGCGTTGTTCCTGTTGCATTGACTCTTGCACTTGTCTTGATTGTTTTCACATTCACAACCAATATTTGCTTGAGTGTCAAAGATGCTTCTAAGCCATAAAGCAAGTCATTACCATCTGGAATTGAAAGTGACTCAATAAGCATGTTCTGATACACTTGAAGTCTTGTGACAACTTGAAACGGGATCCTATTTGCTTGTAGCTCTTTTAAGATCCTGTATGCACTTACAGACCTTGAATAAGCTCCTGTAAATTGTCCTTTCACTAACCCTTGCATACAGTCTGACATCTTAACTTTCATTGTAAGTTCAGCTGGTTCAAGATAAGCATGATCAGTAATATTTGCACCAGACTGTACAGGATGTGATGTAATTTTAAGCGTACTTGAATGCTGTATGTCAACAAATGCATCAAAGAAATACCCTGCAACATTTGTCTTTACATATACTAGCTGGCTCAATGCAGGAAGTTTATAAGGTAGTATTGTTTCCAAGCCTGTTGATTTAGTTGCCATATAAACCTCTCCTCTCTTTAATGCAATGGGTTCATAATTCTATTCATCAGAATCGTGTTTGTGTCATTGACGTTCTTTGCAATTGCTGTAGCATTTGAGCCATAGATCGTATATGTTGGATTAATGCCTCCATTTACTACATTACTTTTCTGGTTGTTGGTGGTCGTGCTATGTGCAGATGCTTTTGCTGGATCATATGTGATATAGCCCGTTTTTGAATCAGTACCCCACCCTCCTGCACCTAAGAAACCAGACTTACCATCCATTTTCCATTTTTCTACTGCATTCATAAGTGAGATCCAAGGACCAATGATTTTGCCAATAAGCGTTATTGTGTCAAGTATTGTAAGAAGAAAGTTTTTGACTGTTCTAAGCCCAGCCTCTAATATGCTCATTCCTGTTGCATCTTTGAACTCTGCATCAATTGTTTTATAACTATCATAAAGCTCACCCATGATGATAGATACTTCTTCAAGGGCTTCCTTAAAGCTTGCAATCAACTCTTTGTCTCCAAAAACTTTGTTGATCTCATCGTATAATGGGCCAAGCGGTGATTTGCCACCTTTGTTGTAGTTCATGAAGTCTGTAATCAATGCAAGTACTGCATAAATAACTAGTGCTATCTTCTTGACAGGAGACAATATTGAAATAAGTTTGATTGCAATAGGTAATATTGCTGCCAACCCTGCAACTCCTGCTACTTTCTTTTGTCCTGAATCAAGCGATGCCCAAAAATCATCTGCACCTTTCTTGAGGGTCAAGAAGTTATCAACAAGCATGAGCACAACATTCAAAACTTTCATCATATTTTTAGCAACCTTTTGGGCTACTTTTGCTATGTTGTTTTCAAGATAATCATTTGTACCTTTAAGCGTTGCTTTAATTCTTGCCATTGGTTCTTCAAGGTATTTTGTTAAGTAATATCCTACCCATTGTGAACCATAAGATACAATCAATCTGAACCTCATAAACTCAAACTTTATTTCTCTGATCTTTTGTAGCTTTGCTTGTAACTCAGCAGGTGCTGCAATTTTGCTTGCCTCAGTCTGCAACTGTGTGAAATATCCTCTAAGTTCTGAGTTCATGGCAATATCAGTAATGCTATTCATGTCTTCACCCATTGCATTTAGGGTAGTTCTTAGACTTCTTGCAGCATCTTCAGTCATCCACATACGCTTTGCAAATTTCTCTGTTTCCATATCAGAATCAGCTAAGCCATCAAGGAAACCTGCAATGCCTCCCGTTACTGTAGCCAAGAAACCAGCTACCATTACGGTTGCGGAGGCAACATTTTTGGCTGTCTTATTTGTGATGTTTTCTGTAAGCTTATCAAGCTCTTTGATCTTTCCTGTAAACTCTGAATATTGTGATTTGTTTACCTTTAAGTTAAGGCTGACTAAATAATCTTTTACCACGTCTGTAACAGCCATACTTTGTTACCTCCTTTCGTCGTCATTATCTGATTTCAAAGAATCAATTACTTTTTGCATGTTTCTACTTTTTACCCACATTGCTTCGTGTACATCTAACAAATCATCAAGCGTATAAGTACCATCCCACAGCTCGTGTTGTTGCCATAGCTTCTCAGTAATGGGCATGAATAGGAACATACTGATGTTGGGCGCCTCTATGAGCTGTATTATTCCTGCTCTGGCATCGAATCTTTGATTATTTCCAGTATCCCCGTCTTGCGGAGATTGTCTATAAAAAAACTTTCATAATTCAACCTTACTGACTCAACAAGCAATTTGAAAACAGAGTCAATATCTTTCTCAAGATTCTCAACCCCAAATGTTCTGTTTGACTTGTTGATGACGCTTACCTTGCCCGAAGGAAGAACTTCACTGCAATACGTTAAGATCCGCTTTTGTAGGTCTACAAATTCATCAATTGACATGTCACTTTTTGTTATGCTGCCTAACGTGCCAACAATGCTACTGTCATTCATCAAAGGACCAAGAAGGCCCATAAGATCAAATGGCATAGTTCTTGTTAAGAGCTCCTTGAGGACTGCAATGCTTTCAAAAGCATCCATTTTCTCAACAATAAAGATTCGTTCGCCTATTTCAATTCTCTTCTCATTTACTCTTTCCATTTTTGCTTACCTCTTTCTTTTATGCTACATCCTGCTGTACGTCTGCTGCAAAGAACGGCCACTCAACCAGTGTTGCTTTCTGTCCATATTCTTCCTTGGGCAGTTTTGTGAATGCAACACCTTTACATCTTGTTGATTCATTTGTTGACTTACTATTGACAGTTGCTGTGATCCCAGCCCATGCCGCCGCATCTGCTTGTTCAAGATAGTTGTACCAAGTCTTAAGCTTCGAATGAAGTGAAGATGTATTGAAGCATGAAAGACTCATTGCACCTCTTCTATCTCTAATCTTGTTGACTACAACTGTGCCATCAGCACCAATGTCAGAGTCTGTCCGATCATTTGACATGTCAATTGAAATTGTGCCTACGCCGTCACCGTCCATTACGATCTGGCCAAGATCAGGATGGCTAAGTACAAGCGTGACTTCCTGAAAAGAATATGTTTGTGTACTCATTTTGTTTTATCTCCTTCCTTATCTGTTGACTGTAATACCAATAACGATGTGTTCAATTGCTCCTGCAAGTTTTGCACAGACATAGCATGATGGGGCAATTCTTGCCTCTCTATCTGCCTGAGATTGTGATGCAAGTGATGCAAATTGTACAAGATAACCTGCGCTTAATGCATCGCCTGTTTTCAACATTAAGATTGTGTCGCCTGACCAGATCCCAGGAGCAATAAAGCCTGTTGTGACGAATACATCACATGCATTTGCAACCGCATTTGATAAAGTTGTGATGCCTGAATCAGTCTGAGGAATCTTAGGCTGCGTAGTCAATGCATACATGATATTATACTTTATCTGCTCAACCAGCATGTCAAGGTACAAAACTTCATCAAAGCTTGTGCCATCTGCCATCTTACCCTGCCTAAACAGATTATAGCTTGTTGCCTGATTGATGTAAACATTACAATTTACAGCAAGTAAAGCACTTAGCTGGACTGAGGTAAGGGTTGAGATAGCCACTAACCCTATAACCGACTTGTATGCGAGTGTGAACGCTTTTGATGTTGTCGTATTGTTACCCATCGCATAACCTATAATGCCCGCTACAGATGTTAATCCTGAATTGTCATCAACATTGTCGTATTGCGCAAATGTTCTTTTATAATTGCCTGCCTTAAGAGCTGTACAGTTTGCAATGTATGTTGCAGGATCTCTGAATGTAAGAGCCAAGATTGTGCTGGGTACTGCACTTTCAACATATGTTGCCAATGCTGTAACCATTGCTGTTGTCGTAAGAAGAGCAACAA